CAGTACCTGCGTTAGCACCTGTAATGGATTCTGTTTGAGCATCTCCATTAACATCAGTGCCAGTTACAGTAAAAGATTTAGCTGCATCATTCCCAGCAGAAAGGATCGTTACAATCCTTCCATGACTAAGTGAAACTGCACCACCTGAAGCTAACGCACCACCTATTACAAGTGCTGCGTTATTTCCAACTGAGGCTGCGACTGATATTCCATCAGCATCTAATGCTACTGTATCGGCAGTTATAGTAACTGCTCTTACATCTGAATATCCTGACATAATTTACTCCTTAACCTAAGTTCATGTTAATTAGTGAGTATTCTGTATTCGCTGATACAGCCATTACATCACCAACTTCCATTAACACATTGTCTGTTGCTGGAGCTACACCACCTGCTGTACCACCTGAACGAACTGCTGCATTACCTACAACTAAAGTTCCTACAGTTAATAAAGCTGCTGGTCCTGATATAACTGCCCAACCAAAGTAATCTGCTGTAAGGTCAATTACTGTAGCACCCATTAATGCACCTGTTTCTGTTGCTGGTGCAACGATAAGGTCATTAGAAGGGTCAGCTAATAAAGTTAATTGTGAATTTGTTGTTAAAGCAGTTGCAAGTGCATCATAACAAGTAATTACAATTGAAGGGTCTGCTGAATGGTCATGAGCAGGATTAGATTTTACTCTAAGCATTTGTCCTTCACCATTTACATCGTTCACCCAAAGATAACCACCTGCGTATTGATTTAAAGTAATGTCAGTACCGCCTGTTTCTACAGATATTGCTGTTTCACCTGCTGCTACTGCTGCTGTTGCTGCCATGTTTGCATGGTCAGAAACTACTGCTGGTTGTTGTAAAAGTTTACCTGCTGTTACTGCAGTTCCACCGATACCAACATAACGATATACGTTGTTACCATAAATCATTTTAGAACCTAGTGGAAATAAAGCTGTTGCACTTTCTGCATAAGGATTAGCTGTACCATATTGGCTTCCGCTTTTACCTATAATTAAATCAGAAGGTCCAACCCCTGTAGCTGCTGCATATTGAATATGTCCACCATCATCAGTATAGATATTACCATCAGCGTTGATTACCAACCCATCAGTGATAGCTCCTGTTGATGAATTTGTATCAATAGTCTTAAAGCCGTTTTCGGACCTAACTGGTCCATTAAATGTTGTGTTAGCCATTTTATTCTCCTAAAAGAAAGTATCTATCATCTTGGCAAGTCTGCTAGGGCAGTTGATAGATTAATTAAAAATTCCCTAGATTAAAAAAAAAGGGGGAACATAAGCTCCCCCTAAGTGTTCTTACGAACTACCTGGTGAACCATAGATACCAAGCGGATCGGATACTCCAAAGGAATATCTTTCTCTAGCTTTATATCTAACATTACCAGTTTCAAAATCACCATCCATAGATGTTGTCATCGGTGCTCTGACGAAATGCTTCATGCCGTCTGGAACATCAGTAGTGATAAAGAAAGCATTAGTATCAGTTAAATAATGATTAACTGAATAGCCTTCTGGAATCACTCCATTAGTTTTTACCGCATTGATGTCATTGTCAGCCGTTCCAACTCTATAGTCACTTTGTAAAAGCCTAGTAGCAACAAACTGAAGTTCAGATGGTACTATTAGTTTTTTAGCTCGTGCAGCAATTTTAAGACCTCTTTCATCAGTATATTTACCGATTTGGATGATCGCATCTTCTAAAGATGTTTCATTCAAGTCAGCTCCTGTTGAAGGTCTATTGCTGTTAGTTCCGCCACTTACAAGTGGATGAGATGCACTAAATAATGCTACTCCATCACCTGAAGTAAATGCAGTGCTAAATCCATTGTTTAATGGAAATGCTGCTTTTACTTGCTTTGTGTAAGCCATTGCACGAGCTAGTGCTTTAGTATATCTAGCTGACAAAGAAACATATAGATTATCTTCCATAGCTTCCTCTGTAACTGAATATCCCATTGCGATAGTTTCGTGTGTGTAACGAGCCACAAAAGATTCTTGAGCAGTATCATAACTGATAGTTGATCCTTCATTCTTTACTGGTGCTGCACCGAAGCCAGATAGTTTTAGTTCTTCCTCAAATGATCTCTCGGAATTCTCTGAAACATAAATTTCTTCGTGCTCGTTTTCGTAATTACCATACTCTTCACCAAACAAGGCGTTAAGTCCAGGTAATAGTTGCTTGAGCTCATTAGCTCTTGATATAGCTGCCATTATTTACTCCTTAGCCTATGCCAGTTGTGTTGAGCAATTGATGCCCTACGTTAAACATTACAAGTACATCAGTAAACTCATCGCCAATTGCACTATCAGGACCATCGACAAAGTCGATAATCTTTAGTGGTAGTGTGGCGGTATTAGCTGCTGTACTCCCATCTACGCTGTTTTTACTGTTTCCAATAGTTGTAGTTCCTGCAGTTTGCACGATAGCACAATTCTTGCCCAAGTCATCTTGAGTAAGAGTTTCATCGCCTTGCATTTGCATGATTACAAAAGGATCAGTAGCAACATACGCAACAATATCATCTGCAGCTATTGAAGCTGGAAAATATTGATTTGGTGTGAATTGACCTGTAGTAGGATCAGTGTAAGCACAACCAAGGAAAACACCAATCGGTGTTAAAGACGTAGTACCAGTATCTTTTTGGATAGTAGTATTAGGGTTGTCATCAGCTAACTTTACAATATCGCCATAGAATATGTCTGTACCATATGCATTTTTGATTTTGTAATGTGTAACTTTTCCTTGATAAGGGCTTCCAACGATAGTACCAATAGGTCTACTCCCATAGGGAGTTGCTGTGGTTGACATAATTGTCTCCTTATTAAATTAATAAAAAAAGATTCTAAGAATCTTTCCCAAAAGTTGTTCTCGATTTACGCTCAAACACTTGTTTGGTCGCCATTCGATTGTCTTGGTCTTTAAAATAAGTATTATCAACAGAATCTACTTGAGAAGCAGATAGTTCACTAAAGTGTTTATCTCTAGCTATCGCTCTCTCTTGTGCCATCTTACATAATAATTGTCCGCCTATTTCTATGTGACCTTTCTTTGCCCATTCTGAGTTGTGATCCTGCATTTGTATTTGAAGTTCTGGATGATCTTCAAGTCGGACTGGCTTCCACCCTTCCCTCATTCTTCTAGAAACATTTGGATTATCAGTCTGCCCTAATAGGGTAGTTCTAATCCATCTGAATACCCATCCGTCTTGCGGATCAGGCTCTGGAAGATTACCTGCTGCATCCCAGCTCATTGGTCTTTGATCGATTTCTCGACTGTCTAAACTCCTTGGAGTACGCACTTGTTCTTCAGGAGAGTCAGTTTTAACTTCCTTATTAGATGTATCTTTATCTGACATATTAAATCTCCTTTAATAATTGGTTTGCATACTGCTCAGGACTTATACCAAGTTGTCGTGCTAATTTAACTTGTGTCTGAGTCAGACGGACTTGCGAGGGTTTCTTATTTCCGCTATCCCTCGTGGCGGATGCAACAACTGTTGAAGGTTGTCGTTTTGTTGTTCCAGCTTCACTGACTACTTCTGCAGTCTGATCTACTTGAACTCCAAAGAAATTTGGGTATTCATTACGCATATTTTTATCTACTTCTGCGTAATATTTTTGTGAATCTTCTTCAGGATTTATTCCCTGATTACGAAGTCTTTGATCAATGGTTAAAGCATATGAACTCATTTCTTGATGTTCAGGTACTGTGCTCATAAACCAAGGATTTTTACTTGACCATACTTTCATTTCAGGATCAAGTTCTTGTTGTTGTGGTACAGGTTGCTGTACAGGCATATTTTTAGTAACTTGTGCTTGTACACTTTGTGCCATGTTTGTTGACTGTTGTTCTGCAAGAGTAGCTCTGGCTATCATCTCTTGTGCTTTAGTCATAGCATCAGCATCGCCTTCTTCGTAGGCTTTCTTAAATTCTGCTTGAGCATTTTGTTTTGCCCACAAAGCATTGTTATGTGCTTGTTTGTTTAATACTTCACCACCTTGTTCAACCATAGCTTGTAGCCTTTGGTTTTCTGACATCATGGTTTGTAATCTTGCTACAGCTTCTTTAGATTCTCTTGCTGCTGCTTCTTTTGCTCTTCGTTCTTCGTGGTATTCGTATTTAATTTTAGATATGCGATCAGCAGCTCTTTTGCTGTAATCAGCTATTTCTTTGTCAACTACATCGTCATCTACTTCTGGAGAAGCATCCTCTGCTTTTGCAGGTCTACGATCTTCTTCTGGAGTATCATCAATAATAGTAACTTCTAAGTCATCTGGAATTTTGTTATCTATTTCAGTTTGCTTACCAAAGAATTGATCTTCTTGTGTTTGTGGAACAACACCTTCAAAATTAGGCTCTTCATTAATTATTTCTGCTTTACTCATGCTCTTACTACTCCTGTTGGATCATCGACCACCGCTTCCACAGTGTCATCATTTATTAAACGAAATTCTTGTCCATACATTTTCATGCGAGTTCCTGAGTAAGCTCTAAAAACAACCCAGTCACCTTCTTTACACCAAGGTCCGCTTGGAAACCTTTTAGTGTCGT